ACCAACTTTGATACCGCCTAATATTGTATTACTAGCTTTAGGTAGTTCATAAACTTGAACACTGGCTATGCCATCCTGGTCAACATTAATTCCTAAGCCAATGCGAATACCGCCAACTTCCTCTTGAGTAGCTATCTTGTTTGTTACTAAAATATCACCTGTTTCGCTGCTTACTGCTATCCCTTTTCCTGCAATAACTTTTGAAACAATACTTAAAGGAGCGCCGTTTTCACCGCCAAGTGCATTGTATAATTCTGTAAAATTGTCATTTATTATCTTACCGGCGGCTCTTAGCGGGTCTCCTGTGGAGTCATTCGCTGTAATACCGACGTTAATTACTTTTTTTGCCATGTTTTATTCCTGATCGAATGTTATCGATGCACTATCGAACGTTCCTGTACTGCTGTCAAAACTGGACGGAATTCCTGCCTTGTTCTCATATTTACCAATATTTGTGTACCAAACACCCGGCACGGCTTTTAAGAAACGTGCAATTTTGCTGTCGTCATCTAGTATATTTGTAGTTGAATCCCATGCAATTCCTGTGCGTTTTACAACAGTTACCCTGGTGCCAAAGGTTAACTGATGGGTCAATCTAAGCTCGTTGCTGAAACCGTCTACAGCAAATTCCGCATCTAATTGTACATCTCCTTCTGGACTATCTGGTGCATTATCAACATTGTGTATTTTGTATGGTTGTTTCTTCAAACGAATATTACCTACAAAGAATGTCCATACTGTGCTTGATGTTACATTTTCTAATAGTGTGTTATAACTGCCGTCTTGATTAAATTCGATTGTTGTAACACTATCTTTAAATGTTAGCCCGCTTATATGATCTGCTAGACATCTAAATGTATAGCTTCCTACTTCAACAATATCATTAACTTTGTATATAATTCCATTGCTCCATGGAATAGAACTATATCCGCCAACAAATACTTCAATGTCGTTTGATTGTCCGTAGCCTGTTGGTATTGAACTTGTAAAGCCAGTATCATAAGTCCAAGAATCTGATGATTTAGTTGGCACGAATGTTAGAGGAACAATATTAGTTCCGTCTGATTTAATTTGTTCAATTGTTGATTTTTCAACATATGGAATAGTTTCACTAACACCAATATCTTGAACAAAACTTCCTGCTTTATGGATTTTGCTAACTCCAGTTCCGAGAGTTCCTCTTCGCAACTGTCCTAACAAGTAAGTTGTTACTGTGCCTTCGACTTTTGTTTGCAAGGTAAAAAACTCAATACGTTCTCCTCGAATTTCAATAATACCTGGCTTGTTGTTTGCAATACTAGGCGCATCAAAATTACTTGCATCTTCAACTTCAATAGAAGTGTCAAGATATTTTAAATCTTTAACTAATATAGTTCTCTTATTTGCATTTAATCGTTTAAAATGTATTCTATTCAACATGTCTTTAAACTGCATATAAGAAACACCAGATTTTAAAACTTGGCTACCATAAGTTATGATTGTAAATTCATCAGCAGGATCTGGGTAGAATGCCAACTTAATGCTCTTTTTATCTTGATTTAGTTTAAAGTCTGCACTTGGTGTTAACAATAAACCGTTCTTAATAACCCAAACATAGTTGTCATCAATAACAGATCTATCAAGCTGTATTACACCTCCAGCAACACCTTTATAATTGTAAAATTCAGGTGTGTCTGGTGTTAATTCAAAGTTTGAACTAACATTAACGCCTGTTCTTTGTATATCTAAAATATCGTGTTTATAAGAACTTACAACTTCAATTAAATCAGTAGATACATAATTTTTTACAAATTGAATTTGTGCAGATGTAACACCGTTTGAAGGAATATACGTATATTCTTGATCTTGTTTAACACTGATAATCAATTCTTGATTCAAATACTTTTTACGAATTAATTGTGTAATCTTTACAGTAATTCCACTTAACTCAACAGTATAGTCAATACCAGATGTTAGTAATTTGCCTCCTGCATAAACGTAGATGTCATTGGCAGACAAAGAATATGGTAGGAACTTAATAGGATCAATTGCGTAGTTGACTTTATTTCCTGTAATTGTATAGTAGCTATTGTTTGGTCCTTTTAAGAATTTATTATTAACTCTAACCAACATATTTGATTCTGCTGGTAACTTGTCACCAACTGCATATTCTAAATTATAAACATTTGATCCGTTACCTTGAATGCGTTGTGTTTTTGTAATTGAGTATGTTTGTTCTGTTCCACTAACGATGACATAGTTAATTAAAGCGCCGGCAGATGGTGGAACACTAAAATACAATCCTATTCTGTTGGCACTTTCATAACTTGAATCTGTTTTAAATAGTGCAGGAGTTCCTGGCTCTGCTGGTTCTCCGTTTACATAAACAATGTAATTAACATCTTCAACCCAAGGTGCTTTTGTTACAAATTCGACTGTAGACCCGTCACCAATGAAATAGTCTAAATCTAATAAATTAGAACCATTAAATCCAAAACTAAAAATTGAAACTAGTTCGCCTTGTGTAGGTGCTGTGTTAAATTTAACTAGTTTATTACCATAGTCAATAATATAATCATCGTTAACTGTTTTTATTGTTGAAGTAGATGATAGTACATCTGTTAACGGATCTCTAAATCCGTTTGTAAATTTAACAATAACTGCTGTAGGACTATTTGGTTGTTGTGTTATTGCAAAATCAGTTTGAATACCATCTGCAACATAGCTGTCAACTCTAATATTAGCAGATCCAACACTTGGTCTATCGTATACTTTGATTGCAACTGCATCAACAATTTGTCCTGGAACTACTTCTTCTGTGGCCGGGCTACTTGTTGGTGTTACAAACCCGTCACCGTCAACAATAATGTCTTCTGCTGCTAAACCAGTTGCACTTGTAAGAGCAGTACTTAAAAATTCTCCTCCGCTTAGTGCAGTATCATAATCTTGGTCTTGAGGCAGAACCGATCCATCGCTTCCTGCTCGACGCCAAATGAATTGATCTCCGTCATAGACATCAATTGCTGCAGGAATTATAAATGTTTTATATGTTGGGTCTAGTTCACTGTCGGGAATTCCATCAGAAATAATAGTTTGCATTATTGCTGTTAAGTTTGCTAATGGAGGTAAACTGTCAAGATATGCTTTTGCATCATTAATTTCAACTGTCTTGGCAGCTTTTTCAATAGTGTTAGCAGCTAAATCAGAATTAATGTTGTCTAACATAATTTGTTCAACTTCAATAGATGCTTGTATATTTGGAATTTCTGTGTTTACAAGTATATTGATCTGACTTACTGTTGGGGCATACAATGGGTCACTTGGATCTAGTCCATCAAGTATGACCAATAAAGCATTTAATTCTGCTTGTTTGCTTACTAGTTCAGCATTATAATTTTCTAAATTTGCTTCTGAAGAATTTTTGTTGTTAATTAAAGTATTTCTATTAGAAATAATAAATGCATAATCTTGTTCCAAGTCGTCAAGAGCTTGTTGGGCAGCACCTGTTACAGTAAAATTAGGATCATCGAGTCTAACAGGATTAACATAAGCTTCAATGTTTAAAGTAGCACCTGTTGGAATTGGTTCTTGCAAGAATATAGTACCGTTAGGATTGATTGTACAATCTGTTGGATCTATTAGTGTTCGAGTAAATTTTGCTGTAGTTCCGTTGGCAATATTTTTAAATAGAATCTGGTCTAATTTAACTCTAGTACTATCAAGTATACTTACAACTTTAGTTTCAAACCCTACAGTTTGAGGGAAATCAGGATCAATTGTTAGTATATCACCAATTTTGATTCCAGTTGTGTTAGATATTTTAATGATGTCGCTTCCAGCAACATTTATAGATCCTGTATTGTTGAACAACTTGTCAATTACAACTGTAGCAGTTGGAGGGTAGACGTCATTAATATTAAAATTGTAAATTAAAGTATAACCATCTCCAACATACGAATCAGTATTCTTACCTACATAATAAACATTCATCTCAGTACCATCTGCTGGTACATACGGTAATGTAAATTGATATGTTCCTGCTGAAACAGTAACAATGTAATCATCAAATGTAGAATCAAAACTTGCCCATTTATCTGTATAGTAAGGAACACTACCCCAACCAGAACTGATATCAAAATTTAATCCGTGTATATTAACACCACCGTAATCAACGCCTGTCATTAACTGAGCCAAGTCTTTACCTAGTTCACCGGTTGCTGGGTCGTAGTAATATTGAATACGATCAGCTGCATTTAAAAGCGACCAATCTTTGATGTATGTTATTGTTATAATCGAACCTTTCTTAGGCGCAACATCAAAAGTAATTGTACCGCTATAACTTGTGTAACCTTTAGATGTAGATTTAACTGTTGCTAATTTATAATTCGATCTTAGTACTTCAACTTGTCTACCTAACTCGCCTACAAGAACTGTAGTTTTTCCTATTCGAACATCTGGCGCCCATTTTAAAGAAAATTGTAGCTTTGATCCGGAGACTATACTACCAGAAATTTCTTCTGTTTCTTGTAAATTATTAACAAAATATTTTTGTGTAATCCTGTCAAATTTTATTTTTACTAAATTACTTCTTACTACACTATTTCCTAATTTTGCAATAACCTTCGCAGGTGTTCCACCGTCAATTAATCCGCCGTCAATGACTACTGTCGGTGCACTTAAATACCCCGAGCCTTTAGTTAAAAGTACAACACGATTAATTTTTCCATTAGTAAAAAATGCTCTAGCAGTTGCGCCAGAACCAGTATTACTAATAATTTTAACAACTGGTTCGGCTCTATAACCAGAACCACCGTCGACAATGTCTAAAGAAATAATTGAAAAACCAACATTGTCGTACCAATGCTTCCACGGGTAAGTCAATACTTGATTGTTATCAGCTTCTATCATACCATTTATAACATTAGTTGTTATTGGTAGTAATTTTCCGTTTTCGTAAACAGGTGGTAAATCAAAGTCTGTTGTTGATATCTGATTTGTATCAACTTTATTATATGCACTTACATATTCTCTAATTTTTGTTCTATAAGGTTTTACTTCGTTAATGTAATCTTCAAAATTTTCTAAATTATCACTATTATATGTTACCTTTTGTTTTAGTTCACCAACACTATGTTGAGCTTTGACAAAACTAGTTTTAAAGATCCAATCAATATAATTTTGTTCAGTGTATGCATAACGCACACTATTGAAGAAGAGATTTAAATAAACCTCTTTCATATCGTCAACAAGAATATTGTTTTTAAGTGTTTCTAAAATAATACGAAGTTCTGTTGATGCAGAGTTATCAAATATTCCTGAATCATATAACGATCCGTCAAAACCAAACTCACTGTTAGAAAAACTATAAAGTTCTGGAACAAATTGAATTGTACCTTTTTCTTTACCAACTACTTTATAACTTTGTGTCCAGTCAATGCTAGATGAATTAGCATATTTTTCAAGTAATAACCAAGTGCCAGCTGTTGTTACTCTAACTTTAACAGTTTGTCCAACTGAACATTCTAGTTCTTGCAAGTCTGACATTGACACTATTGAATGATCTATTGAAGTAAACTGGTTATATCCTGTAGCATACCAGTCAACATAATTCCAATAATTTCTAACATCATAGGACTGACTTCTTACACGCGACCACACTTGTGTTGAAGGCTCGTAGGTATAAATGCTCCAGTTTCCGTTAGCAACAGAATCACTATGTACTAGTACACTATAGTTTCTTAAAGTAACTAATGTATCAGAAGAATATCCGTAGCCTTCAGATATAATTTCTATACCTGTAACTTGTCCTTTAACGTCAATCACTGAACGAATAATTGCGCCTGTACCTGAACCAGTAATTGTAAAATAAGGTGCAATTACATAACCTTTACCTTTATTAATAATATCAATACCTACAATTCTTCCATTTTCAATAACAGGTGCAAACTGTGGTTTTTCAAAATTTCCAATGTTGGCAAATCTAAGTTCTAACTCTGAGTCTGAAGTAGAATCATATAAGCCTGTAATAGTGCTTGGTTCTGTTTCATATTGCTCTAGTTTAGATAAATCTGAATTATCGACTACAAGTTCTTTAATCAGTGCATTGTTAACATGCTCGATAAATTGTTTTAAAGCCTCAAAACGATTGATAAAAATTCCCTGACGAGGACGATTTTCTATTCCATATTTTAATTTTGGTGGAAGAGCAGGATCAGGAACTAAACGTCCTTGACTGTCTTTTCCGCACAGACTATCGAACCACTTTTGCTCAATGTTTGGAGGAATAGATGTTTCAATATTATTATTGATAATCTTCCATTCGCTATGAATGTTTTCGTCTGTTTTAGAACTTGTCCAGTACTCTACACTTAATACAACATCTTTATCTTGTAAAAGAGGTTTTACATTTACAAGACTGAAAGAATTTGAACTAGTTAACGCAATGTATTTGTATCCGTATCCGCGAGGATTTTCAATCAATGTTGATACATCGCTGGCTGAAATTAAACGTCCTAGAACATTAGGTACTGTTTTTTTATTTTTAACCCAGAAATAATATGTATTTTTAAAGCTCTTAGCTACGCTGTCATATTTTCTAACTAATGAATATACATCATTTCCGTACAGACTTGTTCCGCTTATTCCGGCAGTAACACCTTCTTCTGTATCTGCTAAACTATTCCATTTTTCAGGTGTGTATTTTGTTTCAACCCACTCGTAGATATCAATACTTGCTCCTGGGAAAATAGTATTCCAAGTACTGTTTCTATAAACTAAATCTGTATCATGACTGTCTAAGAATTTAGCAGTTCTTAAGTCCCACCATAGTGTACCAACATACTGTTTAGTCCAGGCCATACCATCGTCAACATTAACTGTACTATCTCCTACACTATACACAGCAGGATCATAGAATGTTTTAAATCTTATTTCTTGATCAGCAATACCTGGAATTTTTCCTTGAGTTGAATCAATAATATCTAAGTACGATACAAGTTTATTAGTTGCTTTGTTGTATAAAAATGCTCTTTTAATTTTGTCAATGTCTACACGGTCATTTTGTTTTCTATAGATTGACCAACTAAACTTACCTATCGATTTTCTATACTCGTAAACTTTACCAGATTTGTATCCTTGGTCTAACGCATTAGGCGATCCAACAATTACCTGATTAGAACCTACTGCTAAACCAATGCTGTATCCAGATAATAAATCGTCAGTATTTTCTAAACTTTCGCTATATACCCAATTAGATGCATATCGATCGTATATGTCGATCCTTCCGCCATCTTCGATTAAATCATATATTCTGGTCAAATTATTATCAAACGTTGTTGCACCTAAATCAAATTTTGTTTTTAAAACATTATCCGATCCTTTGTTAAAAACAACTAATGTTTCGTAGTTGTTCATAAATGAAATCTTAGTTCCAAAGAATCCTGCAACCTCTGGTTTAACATTGTACAGATCTTGATAGAATTGATAAGAATCATTTACATTTTTATAAACATAAACTTTTCCTTGGTCTAATCTAGTTCCATCTGCAAGTATTGATGAAATTGCAATATATTCTCCGGAATTAGAAACTGTTAAACTTGTTCCAAATCCAAATTCATCGCTATCAATTGTTTGAGCTAAGTTATAATCATTAAGATTTTTCTTATAAACAAATACTGTTCCAGGAACTGGAGGATCTTGTATTGGACGATCAACGCCAACTGTACTAACTAATAACGTATTATTATCTGAGCTAATAGACAATACAGATCCATATTTGCTAAATGCAGGTAATGATGGAATTTCTAAAATATTGTCTAAGTTGTATCGCCAATCTGTAGTTGTAAATTCAATTTTACCAGACGGTGTTGCATCAGGTTCTGCACTAATAATAATTGAATTAGATGCTTGATTAACTTGAGCTACATATTGTCCGCTAGTAAATCCAGTTCCGCTCAAGTACATTCCTTCTTCAATACCTGCTGTACTTGTCAATACTACTGTTGTTCCTGCACTTCCTGTTGGATTATATGAAGTGCTAACTTCAACAACTGTTTTGTAATCAAGTCTATATACAATACCTGTATTATTGTTATGTCCATTTGCACCAACAAATAATGTATTATCAGCAAATACTAAACTTGTACCAAATTGTTGATTGTTACTTGGTAGTGGACTTAATATTGTTGCCACTAAAGAAAATATATTGTTGTTATCTTTCTTATAAATTGAAACAACACCTTGATTATCTAGATTAGAATTAGATCCAGTAGCATCAACTGGAATATAAGCAATTGGTTTCCAATATGTTTTTGCATTACCCGAAACGGTAATAGCAGCGATTGGTCCAGATAAGGCGCCACCGGCAATTGATGTTACTTTGATAATAAGGTTATTAGTAGGAGCGGAACCGCCTAACGATGCTCCTAAAATTCTTATTGTATCTCCTGCGGCATAACTGTCTCCTGGTGAAACAATAGTAGCTGAATAATTAGCTTTGTTTGTAGTTATGTTAAATGTTGCACCAACACCTGCACCAGTCAACGCAGTCCCCGACATACCAAGATAAGAATTTGATATCGTTTCAGGATTTTTATTAGTAGACGATGATACTGAAACATACGGGACAGAATTATGAATTACAATTTGTCCAACAGAATACGTTGTTGATGAATCCCAAACACCTACATATTTGCTGCAAACGCTTGACGCAAGCGGTGTTGCTGAAGCAAACCAAGTACTATCTGCTGAAATTGCAATAACATCTCCTGTTAAAGAATCCGCAGTATCTGAATAACCAAATCCGGTTGATGTTGAAATAAATGGTGCTGTTATTGTTTGACGTTGTAACCAAGGTGCATACGGCCCGGCTTTGTCATAGACAATCGCGTCTCCCTGATTGGTTGTTATAATACTAATTGTACTTGGAGGATTTAATAGCAACTGCCTTCCGTAAAATAGACCATTACTTGGAGCAGTATTAACTATTTCGTTTTTAGAATAAATGTTCTGGTGTTGCCAAACAGCCCACTTTCCGTCTCCAGAGTCGTCTGTCCAAATTAAATCATTATCGTTAATTGGAAAACTTATCGTCTTGTCAGATTCATCCATAGATGCAGAACGAACTGACGTAAAATAACTTAGAACAACTCTGTCTTGTTCTGCAAATACCTTTGGTTGATCTGTTAAGATTGCCGCAAGAGTTATTACACGACCTTGGATCGAATCTATTTTATAAAATCCGTTATAAGCAAATGCTTGATCAATACCAAGATAAGTTCCTAAATCAATAAGAACATCGTCTGCTAAAGTTAAAATTAACTTATTTTGTTTATATTCTATATTCAAGACAGTTGAATTAAAACGTGTATATTTGTACACGTTCCATTCACGGCCTTCAAAGCCAACCCAAACACAATTTCCTTCTACAAAAGAAGTTATGTCTTGTGTTAAAATTTCTTCAAATGTTTTTAAAGTAAGTTTTACGTCGCCTGATCTAACATATCCTGGTGTTCTTAGATATAGATTTTTATTAGACGAGATAGGCCAAGGATTACTATTATACCCTATTGGTTTTAAGTATACATCGTTTGGCGTTTGTCGTAATATAAAATCAACTACAGAATCGTCATGCTCTTTAACTAATTCAAATCCTTGAGGGTTATTTTTTACGTATTGTTCGTCGACAATAAATTCAATATTTTCAAACGAACCGCTTGCTCCGTATTGTCCAACACGAACTGCCCATTCTTCGAAGAATTTTACACTTTCTTGTCCATCAGCACTTAATACATCAAATAATTTGTTAAGGACATTTTTTGTTCCTTTTTCAACAATCATGCCTTGATAGAATTTGAACTCGCTAACATCATCTTGAATGATATTAGATAGGTATTGTCGCTTTTGATAACCAATTAAGTGTTGAGCAACGGCTTGCTGACTAGCATCAAAATTATCGCTGTCTAAACTATAAAAATCAGAAAACTGACTTGCTTTATAAGACCAGTTAGGTAATAGCTGAGACGATGGCTTGCTATCTAACTTCATCCATTGGCTAGAGACAAAAGAACCATCTCCTGAAATAAATTCTTTGGCTGTATAATAGAATTGTTTGTACTTAACAATATCTCCAAGAGAATAGTCTTTCCATGCTTCCCATTCTTGGATTGTCGCCTGGTCAAAAATAAATCCTGGAACATTGAAATTGCCTTTCCAGTTACTGCTTACATATCCGGCAATTTTAATACGTTCTTGTCTAAAACCACTAGTAGGACTGTAAATTGTATCGTTAAACAAGGTAGAATTCTTTAAAATCACAACTTGTTCTTTTTGCACTAGATAAAATACTGCTCCATATATTCCGTCTTGAAGCGGTGTATAACTAACAGCATTTTCATCTCTGTAATTGTTTAAGAAAGTTGGAGGAATTGGTGATCCATCAACTTTGAATATTTCGTATCCGTTAAACGGATTTCTAATATCATCGACAACTGCCAATGGAGATGTAAATGTTAAGTTAGATGCAGCAGGACTTAAACTAATTACACTACTTCCTATTGAACTTAAACCGTCTAATTTTACATAATCGTCAGTATTAAACACAGAAGCAGGTTCTAAAGAATTTATTGCTCTGTAGTAATCACCGTTATATCTAACAATTTCGCCAAGTGCTACGGGTTGATTAGCTGTCCAGTCAACCCACTTGTCTTCACCTGTACTCCAATTTTGTGTAGTCCAGAATAAAAATTCTTTTGCACTAGTTTCCCAATTAGTGATAGCTCCTAATGCAGGATTAAAATTATCGAAAATAAATCCTTGATCTTTTAGGTACTCCCCGTATCCCAATAAGAAGTCAACCACGTCTTGTATAGTTTTGAATTTTGTTCCGTATGGTACTACTAGTTCTTCGGTTCTATCCCAATCTTGTCTAAAATAAGCATCTCGTCCACCAATAATTGGAAGAGTAGGCAAGGCAGTATAATACACTGGATTGAATGCTGTATCAGTAGTATGTAGAGTTTTTACTCTATAATATCTGTTATTAAATGCAACTACTTTGCCTGCGGAGTATTGCGAATTTGTAGTCCAATTAGTATAGCTTTCTGAAATACCACCGACATTAATTAATATTCCAGTTTTTGTAAATGAATAATATTTAAAATAAGGCTGTGTTTTATTGTAACCCTTAACAATAAATCCGTCAGCTAATTTAGTAATTATTACTCCACTATAAGTAATTTTTTTAATCGGTGTAGAGCTGTTAAGGACGATATCGTAATCTTCTTGAGGAACAAATACACTACCAGTTGTTAATGGTGTTTTACTATCAAGTAACAATTTAAATTTTTCTTTACTTGTAAATCCGCCAATACGATATGATAACTTAATTTGTAAATTATTTAAATCGTACACATACTGATCGTAAGATTTTAAATTATCGCTTTGAATATAGTCAACAATAAAATTAATAATACCGCTTGTTCTAACACTAGTTGTACTAGAATAAATGCTTGGTAATAATATGTTTGCAGGTTTAATTCTAAGCTCAGTATCTTTGTAAACAAGTTGACCTGATAAATCTCTAACAATTCTAGATCTATCAAGTAATAAACCAAATATTTTAGCAGGGTTTGTTAACAACAAAGTAATTAGCACACTATACGGATAATGACTGCTTCTTCTCCATGCACTTTCAACCGGACTAACATCTCCAAACACAAAATCGCCTGCTGTTGAATTTGTAATAACACCTGTCGCAAGACCTGATTCAAGAGGGCTTATTAACTCACCATTTTCATTTACAGGGATATGTCCTTCAATATAAGGACGAATATATTTTGTATTTTGCACTAACGGTTTGTTTGGTTCTCTCACAATACCTTTAGCTAAATCATCCCACAGAATTAAATTATTGCTAGTATATGGAGCTGGTCCATAAACCTGTTGCCACCACACTGGTTCTTCGCTGAACCCTAACATTTCCCAAGGACAAATATTTGGTCGATCAGTACCTAACATCCATCTGTGAATTCCCTTCCAATATCCAGGAAGAGGACTTATACCGTCAGGAGTTGACATATCACGATAATTATAAGTTCTCGAATCTGCGTTATCGTAATTTATTTGTTTTGTAAAATCTTGTTCAATTAAATTAGCCCAACTGTAAAAATGAACAGATAATACTTCGTTAAATTCTGTTAGAGAATAAGAAGTATTTCTGTTGTAGCTAGGCAAATAATCGTTTATATCAAAAATTTCAGTGTCATAAGAAATCTTAATATTATTATAAATTCTTTTTTCTAATTCAAGAATTAAATCATCTCTAAAATCACCGTAAGCTAAAATTTGACTTCCGTCGTGTCCTTGTATCATTAATCTTGGAGTAACTAAACTTGTATCAAGATAAATTTTTGGTTCGTATTTTGGCCATATGCCTAATTTAGTCGGTGTTGCAGGAACAAAACATCCGTTAGTATTTTCAAATTCGTAAATTGTTATGTTATCATTATTTTCTAAATTAGCAGAAATAACTACAAATCCTTGATCATTAAATGTATAATCTTTTCCAAGTAATAGTTGTTCGCCGTTCAAATAAACTAAAACAGCTTTACTAGACAGTACTGTAGAATCAAACGTATTAGTTAACGGATATGTTTTAATTCTGTAGTCAAATACCTTTAAGTCAGAACGAACGCTTCCTGAAAATGGAACCATGTCGCTGAAATAGTAAGGGGAAGTCTTTGGTTTATCTTTGGCAATTTCTTGCAAGATTAAATTCACTTGTCGAACAGGATCAGAATCAACACCAAGCTTCTCAGCTATAATAATGAAATTTCTTTTAAATCTAATGTAATCATTTTGACTAGCTTCAATTGCTCGAATAATATTGTTATTCTGAGATGTTAAATGATAAGCAGCTAAACTTATAGGGCCGCTATGCTGAACAAATCTTGTACCGTAGCGTGTGATATTTCCTAAATCTCGAATGTTACTAGGTCCTGGAAATAAACCAACAAATTCGTCTTGAATATTATCAACAATAGAATCAAGATGAGAAGAAATTTCTCCTAGAGTAAAATCAACGATATCTTCATTTAACGGATTGTTCTGAAAGCCTATTGGCATTTCGTAGAATCCGTTATCATTAATAGGTTGTTTTGCAAAAGCCTTGATTGTTAAAATGTCAGTAGTTTTAATATCAGTTTCTAAAACAATTTTTTTGTAGTATGTACCATCTACTACAGACCAGTGTGTCTTATCTAATCGTTTACCGTTAACGTACACTCGTACATGCAAGTCAGCAAGATCATTAATATTATCAAAAAGATCAATATCAAAGTTATTAACTTTATTAGAGTCTTTATAGATTCGGATAGCAGGTTGAACGTCAGCTACCTGCGAAACTTGCCAACCGTTTACAAATTTTGTTTGTCCGTTTGGTAAAGTTTTTAATAAAAAGCCTGCGTTAATTTTTTTGTCGATAACGTACGATACATTTTTGTATTGGAATGTATCTGATGAAATATTAAAATTAAAAACAATATCACCAATGTTATCAATATTCTTATAAGAAAGTGCAAATCCTAAATTTAAATCTGTTGCACCAGAACCAATTTTATATGAAAATAATTTAGTTCCTTCAAAAGTTGATCCGTCATAAACAGTTCTATCTCCAAAACTATTTTTTCCGCTATCAAAAATATCAAATAATGGTGCTTGATTTAAACTGATTTTTTGTTGGGCTTTATTCCAAGTGCTACCATCATACCAATAAGATAACCCTTGATTATCTATTCCTTGGCGTATTAGAACACAATCATTAATTTCTGGAAGTGTTTGCTCTACTAAGTGAATTCTTCTTTCACCATCAAGAAGTAAAAATTCAACTTTATAAATTTTATTTTTAACACGAATATCAGTGTCTGCTGGGAATAAAATTCGTTGTCCTTGTGCTACCGGAATTCCGTCAATGTTATAACCTAATTGACCTTCAATTTTTGAAAATACATCTGTAGTGTATGTGTCAATTAAATCAACGTCAACAATAGAACGAGTTCCAAAATTAAAAAGTTTTAAGTCTGGTTCAAATTCTATAATAGGTCTCACGGCTCGTGCAGATTGGTCTATGTCTGCTACTTTTCCATTGTATGCCGCACTGGCTTCAATAACACTCTTGTGGAACCATCTGTTATGTCTAGTCCATGAATTATAATCTGCGCTTCGTCGATTAATTACAATGTAATCTTGTTTACCAGAAAATGAGGTTGAGTCACCAAATGGTAATGTATCAAAAGGGTCACTATCAAACAATACTGCTTCTGGAGTTGTATACGGGCTAATTAGTTCTAATCTTGATTCAGGAACAAGTGTAATAGATTCTCCTACGCCTTCAACGTAATATTGTCCTGTTTTATATTCTTCAGGAATAACAGTACCAACAAAAGATACTTTCATCCCATTGCTCAACGGTGTTCCGTTAGGTAGTGTGAATGTCTTTTTCCCAATGATGTCAGTTGTTAAATCTAAAAACGAATTTTCATCTACCGAAAGTATTTCAAATACACCTCCAAGGTCAGCATCTGATTCGCTTACATAATACAACAAATCTGGAGAATTTGTTGGCACAACAAATTCAATAACACCTTGTTCGACTGCGTGGCCGCTGACGTTTGATATTTCATATCTGTTAGCTGATCCTGTTGTTCTTGCAGTTTTAATTGAAAACGGATTTCCAGGACTGTTAATTTCAAAACGATATGTTTGTCCTCTATACAATCTAATACTTGGGTTTTCAACTAGGCCGTTGGGATAAAATACGTAAGTATTATTATCTGCTTCAGTTTTAATTTCAACTCTGTATGTACTTGTAACGTTTTCTTGAATGCCTAAAATCTTAATTACATCAGGACCATAAGGCAACCAATAGTACTGTTGAAAGTTTACAAATTTATCCCAGTCAATATGAGGATCCCAACTATAAAACTCTTGTTCATTTAATCGTTGATGATTCTTGACATTTGCGCCAAAAACATTAAGCTGATTTATATAGTCCTGATAATCTTTAAAGAAAGTGGTGTTATCAAGAGAATCTTTAATAACTAACCCCGGTTCTAATTGATAATTTTGTCTATTATTAGTTGGTGCTTGGACAAAAATATCTTCTCCTGTGGTAGATTTAGAATTTTTTCTGCCAACGTATCCGTTTACTTTCTTTACTGTTCCGGGCTGTATTAATTGATCAACAGTAGCTTGTAAGAACTTTTTATTTGCATCTGTTCGATAATATTTAGGTAATAGTTCCGCACTAGATGTTTTTCCGCCGTTTGGATTTGTATTATCAGCCATTGTTTGCTCCGTACGAAGAACTTGTTACATTTTGTTGTGAAGTAGTATTTGATTGCATAGTTGTGCCTGCTACAGATTTAATAGACGATGATGTAATTCCTGTAGTAATTTCAATATCATCAACTGTTGCACCGTTAACAAATAGCTCATCGCTTGCAGATTTAATTTCAAACAAACTTCCAAAACCAAGGCCACTAAGTCTTGGTACAACAACAAAACTAGAAATATCAGGTGCTAACTGCGACATGACATAAGTTGATAATTCACTAAAATAAAACGTGTCGCCAAAATCCCAATTTTCTAATGCAAAAAATTCTTCCATTGCTGAAATAATACGTGTTTTAATATCGTTATCTGATACAACTTGATTTAAGTTTTTTATCACTTTAAAACTGGCTTGTAAATCAGGTGTTGCGCTTGATCCAAACAGTACTTTATAATTTGCAGGATGATAGATTATTTCGTCACTTATTGATTTTATTAAATTTAAATTTCCTGAAACTAAATCGTATAGTTCATTAGAACTTGGTGGTAATGGCTTGTTAACGATTGCTCCTGATAGCCATTGTCTAAATTTTGTGTCGTAACTTTTTGTTAACAAATACACATCAATAATATTAGTTGCTCCTGGATCAATTCTACTATCATAATCGGCGTTATGAATGTATTGGAATCTTAGCCCGTCCCTTCCTAAAAATACTTTATAGTCTAATGTTGGAATATAAGGATCGGCTAACAATGCATTGTATTTGACTACAGTATCTGTATCAATAAAATAAAAATATTGACCTGTTACCTTTTCTGAAAAACTAACATAGTTTTTACTTGCTTTAATTAAAACGGTCTGAGAACTATTGTCAAAATATCTATAATCTTCTTGTCCCTGGCTGATTAGATATTTTTCTTGAACGATATATTTTGTTTGAAGGATAGATGAAGAAGTTTCTGTTATTGACGGCGGGTTTACTATGTTTAAAAATAATTCAGGGTTGTCAACAACACCATTGTTGTCAGTATCAGCAAAAGAAACAATCAATTTTTTAGTATCTACGTATCCGTCAATACCTCTAAATTCTGCAACAATATCCCAGGCTTGATCATACGTAAATGATAAAGTTGAATCTGGTTTTGTATTAACGCTTAAGATATTGATCAAATCTTTAATAACAGCATTTGACTTGCTATCATATATTTTATTGCTTGATTCAAAATAGAATCTTGTTTGAGCATCGCTTTCAAAAATATAACGTTGACCACGAGAAGTAACGGTATAATATTCGTTGTCTGTTGTAAACAACAATAACCAACTTGCATCTTGACGGAGATTTGTTTGATCTCCTTGCTTGCCAAGACTAAACGCATTTTTACTATCTAAATTTAATTCAAATACAATAGTCCACACTTGATTAACAGCGTCATATCGTAGACCAAATGGTTTATTTGCAAAAATAAGATCAATCATTGTAGTAATAGTACTACTATCGATTACTGTTCTCCACTTTGGAATTATTTGTGAAATTGCAGGTGCTACACCTGAACCGCTAATACCTGAGGGAACATTAACGTTAAAAGTAATAGGACCAAATCCTGTACTCAACACGCCTGCGCCGGCTGCAGTACCATCATCGACAACGCTAACAACTTCTGCCCAAATTGCTAATGCGGAGCCTGGTGTTGATGAACTTCCATATTTTAATTCATTGTTATTTGATACATCAAAATACCAACCGTCTGGTGCAGTAAACCTAACTAGTGCGCCTGGTTTAAAATATTTTAAATCTGTAGAAGTATAACTTCCAACTTTGTAGATAGTTGAACCTGTCTTAGAAATCAAGTATCCAGAAGAAAACCCTGTATCAGTAGTAACGTTTTGCCAAACAGCATCAAGTCCTGAAACAAAATTAAGGAATTTATCATAATAAAAATTTCTTAAATCTACATTCTTTATAATGTCAAAAATGTCGTTAACAACAATACCTTCAATGTCGGTTTTATTTTGATAAGAAAATCTAAAACTATTTTTAAATTCTTCTTTATAAAGAATTCCGTCGTCAGCAAACAAGGTTGTTGAACTGTATTTTCCTGTTGGGTCTGACAAATCAAAATATCTACTAATACCGCTACTTGTACGATTAATTGCTTTAATTTTTGCAACCTGTGTACTGGCTGAAAGAGGACTAATATTATAGTCTTCAGCTGTGATCATTCTGTTTTGTGTATAATATGTTGCAGGAGCATTTGCTTTAACATCGTCACTTGATTCTGCACCAGTTGCATTTGACACACTTGATGCAAGACTCATTGTAACTGTTAAAGTTTCTTGCTGTCCTACATTTGAAATATAAGGAATACTAACACTTACATTACGAATATCTTGTGTATTAATAGTATATGTTAAACCGTTACTTACTCTGTAGTAAGTTCTAAATGTACCTAATGGCAAATCACCAAAAGTTCCGTCACTAAACTGTAAACTAATTGCGTCGTTAGTTCTTGTGATTATGCTGTAAATGTTTCTAATACTTTTATTAAGACTGTTATAAATGATGTTATTGGCTTCAAAATTTGATACGCTAGTCCATTCTTCAACTTCATTTCCTAAAGTGTCTAACTTGTATAACCATACATCATCATTATTAATATTTTGACTGTCGATGTCGATTGACTGATTGTTGCTAGGCTGAGTTATTGAAAAAGAACCTGTGTTAAGAGTTCCTTGGACAAAACGCATAAAAAATCCTGAACCAGCAGAACCTTGTCCTCGACCATCGTCTCTAAAAATACAACTTACTGGGTTTCCTTGTTTAGGAGATTCTTCGTAAACAAATGTTTTTCCCTTAAAGGTTGTACTTACTACTTCAAAATCCATTGAACGACCAGCAACAATTTTTGTAAATCCAAACACAGGAATTCCTGTAGTATTGCTTTGGAATGTATATTGCTCTGTTGGAATTCCGTATATAGTATCGCTATCTGCCGGGGTTCCAAATTGTTGTGTTTTAGGTAAAGCAGCGTTAACTACTTTAATAAATTGATCGTACCAGTTAGCATTACTTGGATCGTTCCAAGTAACTATTTGTCCTGCTAGATTGCGGCCATTGCTATCAAGAACATTTTCTGTAGTGCTAATTGTTGTAAATTTTAATAGGCCGCTTGCAGATATATTTCGTTTAGCATTATAAGAAAGCATACGTGCTAGACGCAATACACTTTCACGACGTTCTGCTAATTCTAAAAAGTTATCACGAGCATTTAAATCAACACGGAAAGCTATGCTTTGGCCCAAGAACGCAATAAGGTCAATTAGGGCAAGGTATTCACTTGACTCAATATAATCGTTATAATCTTCAGGATAATTTTGACGAATATAATCAATCATTGTGCGGCGCAGATTCTCAAAGTCGTAGCTTTGGAAGTCTGCGTTGCGGAAACTCTGATAGATTTTCTTCCAGTCTTCTGATATTAAAAGTTTGTTTTGTCTAGCTGTAACCGTCATGATTTATCCTATATAACAATATTTATCGAATAAAATTATGTGCGTACTTTATCCTATTAATAGCCCATTTGCTTGGTCAAATCTAAATTGCATACTTTGTTGTATGTTATAGGGCAAATATGTTAGTACACATTCTATTTGAATTCCTGTTTCATACTGTGTTACAATTACTTGATTTGCTGTAATTCTAGGATCATAATTTATAATAGTGTTTACGTTTTGTGTTATTAATTCTTTTAATTCTTCAGTCAACGGCTCAAATAATAAGTCCCAGATAATGGTTCCAAATGTTGGATTCATTAGTCTTTCGCCTTGTCTAACATGAAAATGATTTAGTAAATCTTGTTGTATTAACTGAAAATCGTATAAAGAAAAATTTTCTGTTTCTTGACTAACTGTACTAAACCCTTTATAGGTTTTTGGAGAAATTAAGTCTCTGCGTTGGTTAGGGGTTAGTACGATTTTATCATATAATTTTGCATTTGCACTCATTATTATTCTCCGGTATTTTGATTAGGTGATAGCAACTTATCAAAAGTATCATTAAGTATACTGTAAGATTTCCATGCTTTAGGTATAGCAACTTGAGTTCCTTGATCTCTATCTGTTTTAGCAGCTGTAAATGATGTTGGATTTAAATTTTCGTGGTGTGGATATGGTTCGTGCGTTGGAACTCTTGCCATTATGGATTCTATTGCGCCACCTTCTGGAGTTGGTAGTTGCCAGGTTGATAGAGCTTTAGCTTCTTCAGCTTTTGCTTTACTGTTCATATAAATTTTACCAGCAGTTTCTAAATGTGTTGTTTTACTATTAATGTGTGATGTTGTTCCGCTAGTTATTTTAGTTGAAGTTGTTGAAAGACTTTCAACAGCATTTCCTTCAACATGCAGTTTGTTAAGGGCTTTTAAATTAAGATTACGTCCTGCTTCTAAATTGATATCTCTATCAGCACGAATATTCAAATCGTTTTTAGTATGAATACTGATACTGTCATCTGCAAAGATATCAATTTTTCCATTGCTGGTTAATTCTATCCAAGTTGTACCTTTAGCATTTCCAATATAAATTAAATCTTCACTGTTATGTAATAATATTTGATGTCCAGTTCTTGTACGGATACGCACAAGTTCATTGTGTGGTATAGACGGATCTCCATCAGTTTCATCATTTTCTAATCTTGCATATTCAGGTGGACCTGCATCTGCTGGCAATTTACGTAGAAATTTATCGTCACCGTCGTCCATTACAAATGTAGAACCGCCAAGTCTGTTAACAGGAACTGCAATTGGATCTTCGTCTGGACCTACTAGACCTTGAGGACCAGTTTTATCTAAAGGTCCTGGAGTGCTAATTCCAAACACCATGCTTGGAACTTCACGTCTTGCACTAGATGTTGTTATACCTCTAGTATCATCTTTAATTAAACCCTGTGTTGACAATATTTCAGCTAGTGGATGTTGTGGTTTTTTAATTTTTGTTGGATCTGGCTGATTACCTGAATTTACAGTTTTGTTATATTCTGCTACAGGTAAACGTTCGCCTTCAACAGTCTTTGTATCTTCAACAACTTGTTGAGTTGCCGCAATACCTGGCAACATAAAATTCATTCCTTCGTCTGGTACACAGCCTATCCAATAGCCGTATTTTGGATCACCCTGAACAAAAACTACAACGACTGTTGAACCTACATCAGGAGGAACAGCCCACATGCCATAACTTTTTTGTGTGTCTGCATAAGTGTCGTTATCTGATGTAGTGCTTTGTGGAGTAACTCCGTAAAACGGACTCATGTATTTTGCAGGATATGTTTGCCCGGCAGAATTGTTATTGCCAACAGGACGATGTAATCGAACATCAAGAATACCCATGTAGGTCGTATCAAGATGTCCGACAACTTCAGCAAGATAGATACCAGCAGGAACTGGTGGATCTTCATTTGATATTGTTTCTACGAAATTTGGACCGCTCATTATTATCCTTTTTTATCCCCAGCCGGTTCTTTGCTGTTTAACGCATTTTGGCCAGAACCTTGCTTCTTATATTCTTGACCGTTTCTTCTATAGCCTTTTAAATTTTGACTAAACTGACCATTTCTAAAATGATTGGTAACTTGATTAACACAATACAATCCTGTAAATCCTATAGCAGGGCCAGCTTTAGGATCTTTTGTCATGTCCTGATGATTTGGACCTTTAAAGTCGTACATACCAGTCACTTGATTAATGTCAATAGGACTTCTAAAATTAACTATCACATCAACTTCGCTTGTTTGCCAATCAACTGACCCGTCCTTGTTTAAGTCTTTAACGCCTTCGACTGATTTAGATGTATAATTACCCATGCCGCTGTTAACTATCCAAAAAGGATCTCCTAGTATATCTAAATCTAAAACAACCATATCGTATGGATTAGTTATTGCGTCGTGGAATGCTTTTGCCATACGTTGCACTTCAGTTTCTTGACCGCCACCGCCCTTGCCGTCTTGAGACGATCCTGTATTAGCTAAATTTTGTTGTGTAGGTTGTTCGCCCTGTCTTGTTGGAGCTGTTCCGCCGGCAGGTGATGCATCTTTATCTACATTTTTATTATCATCAACGTTGCCAGCAGCTTCTTTTCTTGCCACGTCTGTTGAATTTCTGAAGCCGTCTGCTGGATAAGAGTTAGCAAAACCTAAGCTAAAATCAATATTAAATTTAAGAACTTCGGTATTTTTTCCTGTAAAAATATAATCGTATCTTTTAACTGCATTTGCTTTTAATTGATCAAATCCAGGCATTTTAATATTTGGTCCTGCAACTTTACTAAGATGTACTTTAAAAGGAACTACTCTGTAGACAAATATTTTAGGACTGGTTCCTGTATAAGGAATATTTTCTTTTGTATCAACATAATAAGTTTGCGTGTCAATTCGCCACCATTTAACCATTCCGTTACCATCAGCGGCTCCTGGTGCTAGTGCAGCATCCGCATACGAACTGTTTAATAAAATTTGATTTATAACAGTAGGTATATCCATGTCTTGACTAAATTTAAATGTTCCTGTAGAAGCATCTGGTATTAACTTTCCCCTAAGCCAAGTTTTTGTAGTCGGATCCCATGTATCTGCTTGGTTACCTGGCGGAGGGTCGCCTCTTCTTTTTTGATCAAACCCTAATACTTGTGCGCCTAACTCATTAACTGCACCTTGCGATTGCTGAAGCGTGTTAGCGTTAACACCAATTTTTTGAAATACTTCAGCTGAACTTTTTGTTAATTGAGGATTAACATAGGCTTTATTTGTTTTTGCTTCGCTACTGCCGCCTGCTGCTGGGGCAGATGAACTTGAAAGATTATCAGTTTTAGGAAATAAAATTACAATCTGATCAGCTACGGCAACATCTTTCTTTTTTACATATTCTTGTAATTTATTATTAACTACTGTTTGTAAACTTTGTTCTCCAGTTTGCAAAACTTCTTGAACAGTTTTTCCTTTAATCACAGTATCTGTTCTTAAATTTGCATGTTCAGTAGTTAATGCCATTCCTTGTGTAGCAAAAGCATTTATAAGGTAACGAGTACCTTGCTCTGTAGAGTTCATCTTTACAGTTGTTAATCTAATTGGAATGTGTCTTGTTGAAAACGGAACTTTTAATATTGACCCGGTTTCTTTGTTTCCTCTAAATTCAATGCTTAGTAAAAAAGGAGCATCACGCCAGTTGCCATGGCCTGCATCAGCTGCGGCTTTCTGTAATGAATGAATAAACAATCCAATACTGTAAGGCTCATAAACATCAAACTGCACTACTGAAACGTTGGTTGCTTTAGGAGTTTGGTAGCCAATTACTGATTCAAACGTTAAATTGTTTATAAAAAAATCTTGTTTACCGAAATTTGTTTGTATTCTGTTCGAAGGGTCGGCACCAGCAGTCTTGCAAATTATAGGAAGAACTTTTCCAGACTTATAAGTTGTATCAGGAAAATTTAATTCTGTTACTGTCAAAGGATGCAAAGATATTACATAGTTGTAACTGGCATAATTTGATAAAATGTTTGGAGCAGGCAAACTTAAATTGCTGGCAAGTGATCCAAATGATGCACCGTATGTTTGCGCTGTGCCAATAAGATTTGTTGTTGCCCCTACGACGTCAACCATATTAGACTCCTAATACTGTTCGGAGACTACTTCCTTTAGGAATGTAAATTTTTTTTCCGGGAACAAAATCAAAAATTGGATCTTCAATAACGTCCATGTTTCTTTGCATGAACACCCACCACAGGCCTGCTTCTCCATAAAGGTCAAATGCTAAAAGATCTGGCCTGTACATATACTGACTTTCAATTGTGTAAAGAAAATCATCAGGCTCGGCGCTTACAGGACGAATAGTAAGAATATCTAAGTAATCTTGTTGAGTATTTGTTTCGTACCACGGACTTAAAATTGTATATGATGCCATAATTAAATGTATCCAAATGGGTTATTCAAATAAGATCCTGTAACGAATCTATCAAGACTAAACTTACGTACACTTTGTCTACTGTACATCGGAATTAATGTAACCTGAAATTGACTTTTTGTTGGCACATGTGCTTGTCCGCCACTGGTTGAACCGCCAATGCCAAATGTACCTAATAGGCCAGCAACTTGTCCTATTCCTCCAGCAATGCTACTAATATTGCCCATTGCATTTGCACTTATTCCTGGAATAGATCCTCCTAATGTATCAGCAAGTCCACTAATATTGTCTGCTAGTCCGGCAATATTACCTGCCGCACTACCAACAACATTACAGGCAATGTAATCACAGTCATTTGGCAATGTACAATTAAAACTTTGTATTGCTACAGGAACATTCTTAAACACATAATTTCCGTAGCCGTTTAAAAACACAATAGGCGGAGGGTTGCCGGCTTTTGGATCAAATCCGCTGAACATTTTGGCAATAGAGCGTAAATAATGAACCGACGCAATCCAGTACAATGCCTGACCAGCATCTTCAACGTTCATAGGAGCAGTAATTTCAATAGTTCCTGGGTCACTATTTTTAAATGCATTGAATGGATAATTGGTATGCACAACTGGTTCTGCCGAATACTTGGCGCCAGACTTAATTGAAATCTGAGGAGTAAAAGGAAACACTAGTCCGCCAGCTTCTTTTAAAGGTTTCAAAACAGGGCTAGATCTAAAACTAGACCAATTAGGGAGACTCAATCTGACACGCCAGTCGTTAGCATTTGCATCACCGGCAAAAGCCGATACAGCACTAACTAAATCCCCAATTGCTTCGCCGCCTGCTGGCAAGTTTATGCTTCGAATAGCTGCACCAACACCTTCTGCACCATTAGCAACAGCACTAAAATTTGAAAGTGCGGCACCAAGGTTTCTTGCCGTGTCAACAGCCTGTGTTGCAGCACCAAATACAGCCGCACCTGCGGCTACTTTTGATGTTAAATTATTTCCAGATGTGAACGCCATTGTGTTTTCCTTATTTGGTAAAGTATTTATTTGACTTTATAATATACGTATATTATAATTAACAATCCGGAGACTTGATTAAATGACAACAACCCAAACGAAAGTAAACTATCTAAACAATAAGGACATGTTATCGGAAATACACAAAAGTAAAAGTTCATATTGCAGCTTTACTAAACCCGAATATCACCAATATGACTTAATACTACCTAGTTTAGATAAAATTAACATTAGAACAATAGCAGAAGCAAAAAGAAATAAAGCAAAAAGACTCGGTGATCAAGACTATGCCGCTCGACGTGCTGCTGGTGAAAAAATCAAACTAGCAGATTGTGCAGTTGACTATAAAAAGATAGCTAAGACCGATTTAATCTTTAGAATAATGACATTTGATCATATTCCATTAAACAATACTCGTAAGAAAAATCCTAAAAGTCTTGCTGATCACAGAGACAAAGTAAACTTTCCTCCATTTCAGCATTGGAAATTTAATGACAAAGATGAATTAGAATGTGTTGGAAAAAGTCATTGGAGGGGCGGAGTTAAAACAGGCAAGTTTGACAAGGATGCAGGACAAATCACAGATACCCTAGCTCGTATGATGATAAAACTCTGCGAAAGATATGCTACTAGAGGAAACGTTCGTGGTTATACCTACAACGATGAAATGAAAGGTCAAGCTATTTTACAACTTACACAAATAGGACTTCAATTTGATGAATCTAAAAGTGATAACCCTTTTGCTTACTTTACTGCTGCTGTTACTAATTCATTCGTTAGAGTTATCAACGTGGAGAAACGTAATCAAAACATTAGAGATGACATTTTAGAAATGAACGGAATGAATCCAAGTTACAGCAGAACTGGTCAAGGTGAACACGAAGCTGCACTAAAACGCTATGTTGAAGGACAAACAGATGAGTAATTTATTTAAAAAGGTTGCCTGTTTTACGGACATACACTTTGGTTTAAAATCAAACAGTCAAGTACACAATCAAGATTGTGAAGACTTTGTAGACTGGTATATTGCAAAAGCAAAGGAGGAAGGGTGTGATACTGGAATATTTATGGGGGACTGGCATCACAATCGCAATAGTCTTAATATCACTACTATGGACTATAGCATTAGGGCCTTGGAAAAGTTGGGCAAGAGCTTTGATCAATTTTTCTTTTTCCCTGGCAATCATGATTTATATTACAAAGATAAACGGGATATTCATTCCGTCGAGTTTGGAAAGTATATTCCTGGGATTACTATTGTTCATGAGCCTACCACTATTGGCCAAGTTACTCTCTGCCCGTGGCTAGTAGGTGAAGAATGGAAGGCTATTGGTAAAAAGAAAGCCAAATACATATTTGGACACTTTGAACTACCGCATTTCTATATGAACGCTATGGTACAGATGCCGGATCACGGTGAAATCCAACTAGATGCATTTGAAGGCTATGAGCTAGGATTCAGCGGACACTTTCACAAGCGCCAAAGCAAAGGTAATATGCACTATATTGGCAATGCTTTCCCACACAACTATGCAGATGCGTGGGACGATGAACGTGGAATGATGATATTAGAGTGGGGCGGACAACCCGAATACCACACTTGGGACAAACAACCAACGTTCCGAACAGTAAAACTAAGTCAACTTATCGACGAAGCAGACACATTAATCAAACCCAAACAACATCTACGTGTTGCATTGGACATTGATATCAGTTATGAAGAAGCCAGTTTTATTAAAGAAAACTTTATGGCCAATTATGACATTAGAGAACTTACACTAATCACAGAAAAGAAGCAGGTTGAAATCAATACAGATATTGATATCCAATCATTTGAAAGTGTTGACCAGATTGTGTCCAGTCAGCTTGTGAATATTGAAAGTGAAACTTATAATAAGAATACGCTACTGGCGATTTATAACAGTCTATGATAAAAATTAAAGAACTTACAGTCAAAAACTTCATGAGTGTGGGTAACCAAACTCAAGCTGTAAACTTTGGCAAGCAACAATTAACTCTTGTTCTAGGTGAAAACTTAGATATGGGCGGTGACGATAGCGGATCACGCAACGGAACAGGTAAAACTACTATTGTCAATGCATTAAGTTATGCGCTATTTGGTAATGCACTTACAAATATTAAGAAAGATAACTTAATTAACAAGATCAACAATAAGAACATGTTAGTTACGCTGTCGTTTGAAAAGGATGGTATTGACTATCGTATTGAACGTGGACGTAAACCCAACATACTACAGTTCTATGTCAACGATGTAGAACAAGAAACAGAAGAAACAGATGACGCACAAGGCGATATGCGTGAAACTCAGAAGGATTTAGATGAGTTGTTAGGCATGAGCCACGACATGTTCAAGCATATTCTTGCACTGAATACCTATACTGAACCATTCTTAAGTATGCGGGCAAATGACCAAAGGGCGATTATTGAACAGTTATTAGGTATTACTATCTTAAGTGAGAAAGCCGAAACACTTAAAGAGTTAATCCGCACAACTAAAGACAATATAGTACAAGAAAATGCTAGAATCGAAGCAACGAAGAAGTCAAACGAGGGAATTCAAAAGAGCATTGATAGCTTAATTACAAAACAAAATGCTTGGAACACTCAACGAGACAACGATCTTGAAAAGATTGGACGAGCAATCATAGAATTAGAAAGCGTAGATATAGACGCTGAGCTTGCGAAGCACAGCGAGCTCAAACTTTTCGAAGAAAAGACAGCGAAGCTCCGCTCGCTGAATAAGGAACGTGCTACGTTAGAAAGCGCGATAGCGCAAGCAGAGCGAAGCGTCACGAAGTACGACGGCGAGCTTGCCAAGTTGGCTAATAAGACCTGTCACGCTTGTGAACAAGAGTTGCATGACCACAAACATGAAGAGCTGACCACTCGGGCCCGAGAAAATCTAGCCGAAGCTGAAAAATATTTCAGCAAAGTGCAGGCGGACCTTGATAAAATACAAACAGAAATATCAGCTATTGGTGAGGTAAGTACTAGACCAAATACCTATTACGATACTGTTGAACAGGCTCTAAAACATCAAAACAACTTAAAAACACTGGAAACACAACTGACTGTTCGTGCAGGCGAGCAGGACCCCTATCAAGAACAAATCGAAGAGTTGTTAAACACAGCAATGGTTGAAATTTCTTGGGATCAAGTTAACGAACTTAACAGTCTCAAGGACCATCAAGAGTTTCTACTCAAGTTATTAACAAGTAAAGACAGTTTTATTCGCAAAAAGATCATAGATCAGAACCTAGCATATCTCAATAATAGATTAACCTATTACTTGGATCGCATGGGCTTGCCGCATACAGTGGTATTCCAAAACGATCTA